ACATGTGGATGGAGAGGCCGTCTCCCCTTTTTCTAACCCAAGGGGGGATATATCGGTCTGTTTCCCTCTTCTTCCACATGCCTCAGCGCATTATTTTTTATTTATCTCGGATGATTTTTCCTTCAGCTGTTCTCAACAGTCTTGCATCGTCTCTCGTCTGCACATTTCCCTTCTCATCCACAATGAATCTCCGGTGCTTCCTCTCCTTGGGTATGGAGTTGTGCATGGACTCATGTAGGGAGTGATGACATTCACTGCAAAGTAATTCAAGATTGATCCACGAAAGACTGATGTTCGGATTGTGCACATTGTTGATCGTCAATGGTTTGATATGGTGAACCTCTGTTCCTGCTGTGATGATGCCCTTCTTCAGGCATTCCTCGCAGAGACCCCTTTTGTATTGCCTGAAGGCTTCCCTTGTCTTTTTCCAATGAACGGATTCATAGAACTTCTGTGCCCAATCGCTTGCCATTTTCACTCCATACAAAAAGGACTCCGTCTGTCACGAAGTCCCTTTTGTGAACACATAAGAAGGAATTGTCATGCTTAACTGATTTTTCACACTATCAATCTATCACAGAATTAGTGGAAATTGGTGGCAATCTTCCTATAAGCCACCCATCGGAGATTATAGATCTGTCGCCATGAGTAGTGATATTGTCTCGTCATCGCTTCCATCTTCAATCCGTTGATGTGATAGTCGATGAGCATTGCCCTGAGCAACGGATCCGAAAGACAGTCGATCATCCTCATCCCTTCATCCATCAGCTCATACAATTCCCCTACCTTATCATCGAGATCCTGGACAAGCTCGTAGGAGTTGACGGCATAATTCTCCGGTTGAGATGACCTTTCACTTCCGAAGGTCTTGGAATAAGAGATGACAGAAGTGATGTGTGTTGCCTGAGCCTGAAGCTCTTCCAATTGCCTCTCCCTTGCTCTGATCTCATTCCGAAGATGCCGGATCGACTCCAGCTTCACCTTCACCTCTTTCTCCGTCATTTAAACTCACCTCGATAAAATCATCTTTGTCATCAACAATTCTGTGATAGATCTGCTTCACATATTTCCGGGAATCATTGAAGAGGATTCCCTGCTCCACTAAGGCATCGAGGATGAATTTCTGAGCCGATTGGATATTATCCACATCTCTCCTCTTCGTTCTCTCATGCCATGTGATAGATACTTCGCAGGATTCGACCGGATGCAGTTCTCCTCTCTTAACGGCCAACTTTATATACCATCCGATCAGATCCTGGACTTCTCTCTTGAGCTTCGCTCCCATGTACTTATTCGCCCGGTTCTTAGAAAGAACTTCGTTCAGGCTTGGGAGCTTCGTTTCAATTCTTAGCTGGTTCATAAACTTTCAGCAACTTTTGGAGTTGCGGTTTGGTCATCTCCTCATGGAGCGTGAAGCGTGTCAAAGGCTTCCCATGCTCGTCACTGGTTATCCTCACGACTAGTTCCTTCATATCCAGTGTGATTCCGTCTGTCTGTGCTCCCTTGACCTTGTGTTCGGTCGTGTTGGGATTAGGAATTATTCTTGCCTTCATTCTTCCACCTCATCCATCTTTGCTCCACAGTTAGGACAATACACGAACGATTTACACGCCCACGGAATACCGTTGTAGACATCGACCATAATTCCGCACTCGGAACATCTCAATGGTTCTAATCCCTTGTTCACCCAATGCCCATGCTTCGCCTCAACAGCATTCAGGATTGGATCAACGAAGGACGGTCGCAATGTGGTCTTCAGTTCTACGAACTTGACCATCTCTTTCTTTGCTTTTTCAAGTGTCATTTTTCATACCTCGCAACATACTCTCCATAAGATAGGCCAGTCTCATCGACTCCCTTCAGGATCTCATCCATTGGTTTCGCCTTCAGTTTCTTCGGTGCATCTTCTTTGTTGAACTCAGGATGTCGATTCTGCTTTCGATAGTAGTCTGTCCGACATTTATCACAGCAGAAGGTTATCCGTTGGCCATGAAGAGGAATCCCACAGTTCTTGCATGTCGCATCAGGACTCCTCTTTCTTTTCCTTGCGTATGCGATCGCTGCACAAACTTCCGAGCAATAGGTCTTCTTCCTTGGTGGCAATGGTTTGCCACAGATAATGCAATTTGTATTCAGCCTGATGCCCTTCTTGTCAACATGGGCATAGCCTTCTTTGTACTCCTCGTCAGTCATGTCCTTATCTCCTTATTGGCCTCTTCGGCATCTTCCTGAGTTCTCGTTTTTGCCCTAATGGCATTCTTCAACAGATTTTTCTGTGCACATATATCTATCCTATCCTTACCTATCCTATCCTCGGTCGACCGTTGGTCTACCATTGGTATACCAACTGGTCTACCGTCTCCAAGCGTGTAAGAATTGTTCTCATCAAGTCGGAGCTGAGCCTTCTCGTCTTTGTATTTCGTCTCGACATAGCGATCCTTCCTGATGTAGTTGTGGATTCGCCAGTGCTTGATCACGACCACTCCGTTGTCGAATGGTATGATGAACTTCTTGGCGATCAGGAGACTGATGTCATCCTGAGATGCACCAGTCTCTCTCATGATCTTCTTCGGAGCGTTCACGAATCCGTCATCGTCTGCTCTCATGCCAAGGTCGTAATAGAGCAATCTTGCAGTCACTGGCATGTCGAGAAAAGCATCCGACTCAACGATCGTCTTCGCAAACATCCGTCTCTCTGCCATCTTCATTCTCCTCTAACAGTGTGTTGAGCAGTGACCTTGTCACATTGAGGTAGACCTCTTTGTCGCTCCAGTAAAGGTCTTTATCTTTGACGATGTCGATATAGGACATTGCCAGTCTAATGATTCTCTCTTCTGTCTTAGTCATTGATTTTCTCCTTCATAGGTATGATTTGAAAAAATGGTCTCGCCAATCATCGATAGTCCATCCTTGCTCGAACATGACCCTTGCCTGAGTCTTTTCCCTAAGCCATAGAAACGCACTCGGATGATTGTGGAAGGCTCGGTGACAGCTTGGGCAAAGCCAAGATGTCGCATTATATTTGTCGCTGATCTTGCGAGATGTGCCACCAAACACATGATGCTTCTCGCAGTTGGTGGTCTTCCCACAGACTTCACATTCTGTCAGCATAGGCTCAGCAAAAGGGAAGGTCTTCTTCGTGATAGACGAATTCATCTGCCTGAGGCACCTGACTCTCATCAGGATCCTTCTCTTTCTTTGCTCCAGTGAAGTAGACAGAGTCGATCACGACTTCCATCGTCTCATAGGCTGAGTCCTTCGGTTTAAAGGAACGGAGATGTCCTTCTCCGATGACCATGTCTCCCTTGTGGAAGTACTTGGAGAGGAACTCACCAGTCCGTCCCCACGCTGAGCATTGGATGAAGTTGGTCTTGTTTTTCGTGTAGTTGTCCTCACTGGCAAGTGTGAACATCCATTTCGTCGCAGATCCTGCTGCAGTTGCTAAAGGATCCTTTGTGAGTCTTCCTTGAATCGATAATCTATTGAGCATTGTTTCTCCTTTCCAATGCCGAGATCCATTGCTCGGCTTGCTCGTTCGTCCAATTCTTATAGTCGCCATTCTTCTTGATGGCATTGTCCCATTCTTCTTCGGTCATGAGGTTCTGAAGCTTTACCTTCTGCAATGGTGTCATCGTTCCGGTCTTCGGCTTCGTCTCCTTTGGTTTCTCCGGTTTGGTCTGTTTAGCAAACTCGTCAGTGTCTGCATCCTTCGTGTCGTCAATTAAGAACAAACCGTTCAGCGCATACTTCCGAGCGTAGGATGAGGCCGTTCCGGTTATCTGTGAATCATCCATTCCCTTCTTCTCGACCGACTCTCTTGCATAGGCCGTCACTTTGACCTCAGATGATCCATCCCTGAATGTCGCTGTCGCCTTCACATAGATTCGGCCACCAACTTCGACCACTTCGTCACTCAGGAAGAGTGTCGATTTGTACTTATCCAGCAGAGGCTTAACAGCCTCAAGGATGTCTTCGCAAGATCTATAGTTATATTTCCCGAAGGAATTAAAGTTGCTCTTAGGAGCTTTAAGCTCCTTCTGAATCGATGTTAATGCTCCCATCATTGCTCCTCTCCGACTGGATTCGACTGGCACCAGTCACAATATTCTTCTAGGTTCTCCGAGATGAAGTCCTCGATGTGGTCAACGGTCTTCCAGTCCGGATATCTTTCCTCAAACTCATCACGATGCAGAAGACAGAACTTCCTCGCAAGGGCAGGATCCCAAAACTCCGACCACATGCAGTCACGACACCACCAGTCACCACCAAGGAAGGTCATCTCGTTCTTGTTCCGACCACATGAGATGCAGGGCCCATCATATCTCCATAATCTGTCCATCTCTCACCTCTATCTCACGGAACTGTCTCAGACTCTCCTCAGGATCCTCGCCCTTCTCAGGAAGCATTAAAAAGATATACGATTCGATTTCATCCAGTTCCTGCTTCGCTTTGAGCATTCCTTCAGCTGCTTCACGCATCTTGTCAGCGCACGCAAGCATCTTCTCCATCTGCTTCACCTTTAGGTTGAAAACAGTAGTTTTCGCTACTCCATAGTTGCCCCCGATGATTCCGTAGCCTTTGCACCGGAGTGAGTGTATCTTTCTTCTGACATCGGCCGGATCAAGTCCGGTCGCATTTGCTATCTCTCTAATGGTCATCTTCTCACCTCAATCTTGTTCATGTTCGTCAAGCTCTTGATTATCTTTTTCGCCTTCTCCGGATCAACGCTCGTGAATTCGTCTCCATCGAATCCGCAGATGATAGCATTGCCGACCACGATGTCGCATCCGAATCTTCCATAGTCGAGGACGAAGTTGGGATTTCCGGCCTTGTTCTTTCCGTCCTCATCACAGATCAGGACGGTATTCTCATCCAGTGTCACAGTCTCGATGTAACCACCGACGAATCTCTGCAAGTCTTCTAACTCCATCGGCATGTAGACCTCAAACGGTTCTTCTCCGGGAATAATGTGAATTACCTTTTCCATCTCGGCTCCCCCTTAATAGATTCCTGCGTAGAGGAAGAACTGGATGACGAGTCCGAGAAGCTTCAGGCATCCCCATGCCATCGGAACTCCAACGAACAGAAGTGCCAGGATCCTTCTCCGGACAAACTTCGGTTGTGTGTGAAGAAAATAATTGTTATAATCCATATAGATGCTCCTTTCGATTTTGCATCTGCCGTCACCGTGCTCTCTTTAGGTGGCGGCCTTTTTAATTGTTAAAACTTAACCATTTTAAAGTTCGATTGTAAAAAAAAGACCATTCAGTTCGCTATTGTCAGCCTCTAAAGCCTGAGCAATTAAGAAGGCATGTTCGCCATTAAAAGCGATCCCTTTGGACAGATGGACAGCAAGCGTGCTGAACGAGATCCCGGTCGCCTTTGCTAAGGACTCGATTGTGAATCCCTTCTCTGTCATCTTTGCTCTCAGTTTCCTGAAGTCAAACTTGATTCTTGCCATGATTTCTCCTCTCTGCTGATTTTTATTGATTATTTGTGTGAAATCAGCGAATAAAATTCTTTGGTAATGAAATTACCCTTCCAAAAGTTCTTTGCGTTTTTCTCTAGCAATTATTAAGCGTTTTCTTGCTTCCTCTTTTTGCTCTTCGCTCAGGACTTTTGTGCGATACGGATTCTTTCCGAGCCGGAACGGATACAACGCACATTTCGTCACTGTGCAGAGCTTCACTTCTGTCGAGGATCCGCAACAGCAGTCAAGGCAATGCTCTCTAATTGCCTTCACCGGATTAGTCTCCATCTTTGCTCCTTTCTTTCATTTTGACCAGCTGAGAATCGTTTCTCTGCTTGATTTTGCGATATTAAAGACATCGTCTCTGCTTAAAGGATGTCCGATGTCTTTGCTTATAGAATCAGTTGCTCGGCCAAGATTCTCGATGTAGGTGTGGCCCCTGCAGCTCTCTTCCTGGATCACATAGACATTGAGATCGTTGCCTCTGTAGTAAGCAATGGCAACATGATCCTTCTCCGTCCTGATCCAGGCAATGTCCGGGCTGCTCAAGATCATTGTCATTTGAGTCCCCTTTCATATTCTGAAAGTTTCGATTCCAAGTTCTTCTCTTGTCTCTTTGACAGCAAGCCACAAGATGTGACTCTTTGTGCTGTCCCAAATAACGGATGAGCAGATCATGCAATGATCGTCTGCTGTGCCCCCAACGATAACCTTGACCGGGAATGATGCTCCGTAAATCTTGACCTCGACATTCCAAAAGATGGTGTCAGACTCTTTGTCGTTTTCCATCGCGCAGCTCTCAGCCGTTGCGAATTGATAATCAACTCCATTGGCCTCAAGTTCCTTCTCTACAAATCGAGATGCCTCGATTTCGACCATTCTCTTAACGATTGCCTTGTATGTCATTTTGATGCTCCTTTCGATGTGCTCTCTCTGTCATTAATTCTAAAACTTAAAGGTTTTAAAGTCAACACAAACTTTATTATTTTTAAGATTTTTTTTGCAAAGTTTAACAAGTCATGTATAATAGTAATAGAAAGGAGCGTGACCGCAATGGCGACAAAGTTTCAAAGAAGATTAGAGATGGCAATGGACATGGCTCACATTAACGCAAGAGAACTGGCGAACAAGACCGGATTCAGTGAGGCCACCATCTCACAATACAGATCAGGCTATGCGAAACCGAGAGCGACCGACCGGATCTTCATCCTCGCTCAGGCTCTCGGAGTTTCCCCTTCTTGGCTTGCCGGACTTGATTCTCCCATCCAACCGACAGACGAAGATGCATTCAAACTCTATCAGTCTTTGTCTCTTGAGAATCAACTTCAAGCACTGGACTACATGAGATACCTCAAGTCAAAGGAGAACGACAATGTATCGAGATAAAAAAGGCCTCTTCCGTGAATCGGTGATGATAGACGGAAAGAGGAAAGTGTTCTCAGGTAAAACAAAAAAGGATGTCCTTCTGAAGATAGCTGCTTACAACATCAAGCAGAAGGACTCCTTGTCCTTTAAGAATGTAGCCGAGATGTGGAAAGAGACTAACTGGGATAGATTAAAGTTCGGCTCATATCGAACCTATTCCCCGTGTTTAGACAGAGCGATCGAACGCTTCGGCCATATCGACATCGATAAGATAAAGCCTATCGAGATCCAGGCATGGCTGAAAGAGCTCGGTGAGAAGTATGCTTTCAAGACTGTTGGAAATCATAAGAGCATCGTGTCCCAGATCTGCGACTATGCGATCGTTAACTTGGGTGTTGAGATGTGGAATCCGTGCGACCGAGTTAAAATGCCTCAGGGGCTCAGAAAATCTAATAGAAATGCTTTGACCGAAGAAGAAAGACGAGCAGTCCTATCAACTACCCCTGAAGAATTTCAGCTCGGTTTTCTAATACTGTTTACTGGCTGTCGGTGCGGAGAAGCGATCGCACTTCAGATGCGTGATGTGGACTTTGAGAACAATCTCATTCATATCACCAAGGCCGTCACCCATCACGGCAATCAACCATTCTTTTCTTCTACGAAGACGGAAAACGGCATCAGGACTGTTCCTCTTCTTCCACCACTAAGACAGCGATTGGAAGAGCTTCACCTTCCTGAGGATGCCTTTATCGTGTCCGGAGAGAAGCCTCTCACCAAGTCGGCACTGGATAAAAGATGGAAAAAGTTTTGTAAAGAAAAAGGCATATCGATAGACAGACATTCAATCCGTCATCAATATGCCACCACACTCTTCGAAGCCGGAATCGATGCGAAGACCGCTCAGGATCTTCTCGGCCACGCTCAGATCTCGACCACGATGGATATCTATACGCACATAAGCGAACAAAAACGGCTCAGAGACTTTATCCAGTTAGCGACCTATGTAGAATCCTTATAGCACACCTATTGCACACCAAGGCCATTTTTTCACGCTATATCGTGATTCTTCGATGCTTCGAACCTCGCCACTCCGACCATAGTGAAAAACCACGGAAAACCGTGGTTTTTCCTTTATTCACAAGGCTTTTTGGCCTCTGCGTATTATCAAATTTGATAATAAAATTATCAGATTTTACAACAATTTCTGCACACCTCTGCACACCTTTTGCACACCTAGCAAACAAAAAAAGAGGAAGGTTTTTGGCCTTCCTCTTTCTCTTATAACTGATTAACTTCGATTTTGAGCGAATATTCTTCAGAGACTTTCTTGAGCATCTCAGCATCTCCGATCGTGACTTCCGGGAAGAGGACAGAATACTTCTTCACTTCTTGCTTGGGATAGAAGACAGTCCAGTCTCCTTCTTTGGATGCACACCACAATCCTTTTTCGATCTCGTACCAAGTGAAGCCGTTCCCGACTGCCACATCATGGATGTTGTAGAATCCCGGTGTCACATAGCCGAGCTTCTCCCCATCTAAGGATCCCATGCTTCGACCATTCAAGGATGTTGCCAAAACATCGACCTGATCCTTGGACGGATCCCGACTGACCGGAGTTCCGACTGTGGTCTTCTTGTATCTGATCCGGTCTATCTGCTTCGAGGACGGATTCACATAGATTCCCCTATCTTCCACGAAAAGATAGTCAAGAGGATCTATGGAGCATCTCTTTAGATTCTCCCCTTTTCTCAGCTCGAAATGTAAGTGTTGTCCGTTGGAATATCCGGAGTTTCCCATGTATCCGACGACTTGCCCTTTTCTCACCTTTTGGCCTTTCTTTACTGTGAGGCCTTTAAGTAGATGGGCATAGACTGACCAATACCCATCCCCATGAGAGAGGATGACGGAGTTGCCATATATCTTCGTGTTTGGATAGGTGTTTCCATATCCGTCAACGCAAGAATCGACAACTCCGTCCTCTATGGCAACAATCGGTTGATTGCAATAAGGGCCATCATTCCATCCGAAGTCCACTCCGAGATGTTGGGGATGATATATCTGCGTGATTTTGATATATCTAGATAATGGATAAATAGAGTTCATGACTATCTCCTTGCGTGTGGTTGGTCTGCGTTTCCAACAGCACTCATATAGATGACGGATGCAGGATCTCCGTCCTCACACGCTCTCATCCTAATCCTTCCTCGTTGTTGTCTACTTCCGTCTCGTCTTCAGGCATCGGCAGAGAAGTCTGTCTGTAATAGTTTGCGGACGAAATCCCCATAAGAGATCCGAGCAAAGTGCAAACAGCTGCGGACACCTTCGCAACAATGTCGCCATATCCCCAACCAAAAATGGAGTCAATGGTCACATAGAATGTCGTGCAGGCGGGAATCGCCACTGTGACCAACGCTTTCAGCGTGTCATAGACCTTGTTTGAGAGTGTCATGGTTGTTCTCCTTTAAATCAGAAAGTTTGGTGCAACCCCAAAGGTGTATGTTCCGGGCACAACATCGCCTATCCGGCTATCTTCAACAACTGCGGTTATTGTGCCGTTATCTTCAACAATGTTGATGGAAGCACCGTAATTTCCTAAGTTCGGCATCTCGATATGAAGAGTGTGTGCGGACGTCCAATCATACCAAACTGGGGTGAAGTAGGAATACAAATATCCATCTTCTTCTTGCAGATAACCCCCACAAAGATATCCCTCACCACTCAAGGAAGAGAAATCCGCTTGAATCGGAACAGGCGAATCAGTGATTGTTATTGTCTGCTTCGGAACGATGAAATCACTACCACCACCCCCTTGCTCTACCCATGCGCCGTTCTGATAGATCTCTTCCTTCACGATGTTGTCCTTTTTCACTCCCCCGACTGGAGCCCATTCCTGATTAAGCGTAATCGTATAGCAGAGGTCGCCTTCCTGAGGATTCTCAGGATATGTCGAATCAGGATCCCATGATCGGATGTAATAAGTGTAAGCCATGTTAAAATCTCCTTACTTTTCTAATGAGTTTTTTATCCACGACAGATCCGTCTTCATTGCGACGATGGTCTCTGTCAATGAAGCAAATTTTTCAGCATATTGATTGTGACTTGAGACAGATTTTTCCAAATTCTCTAGCCTCATCTCCATGCCCTTCTGTTGCTCGGCATTCTGCCGAATCAGGTCTTCCTGATTCTTTTTCATTGCTCGAATCTGCTGAAAGATACCGAGCACACTTCCAATCATCCCAAGAATCAATGTGATTGTTGTAATATCCATTGTGATCATATGGCCTCCTTATGCCGTTCTAATCCAGTAGAACTTATTGCAGGCCGAATCGAGCATCTTCTCCATGTCGAACACTGGCCTGAAGACAAAGTCGATCGTGTTGCCTGCAGCGATACTGCCTCCACTCGTTCGTGTGATTGCACACATTGAGGTCAGCGTGAACTTACTACTGGCTTCTGTCATAGATGCCATGACCAAGCCAGTGCCTCCATCACAGTTCCCTTGGACTCCCCAGTCAGCATATCCTGACGAGATGCCGAAGTTGGAAGTGTTGATCGTTCCGAGTGCCAAGTTGGAAGTGCTTAGAGCGACCTTGTTCTTGATCTGCAGACGGAGGATGACCTCATGCCCTTTCCTGATGAGAAGATAGTTTCCGACTGAGGTCGTGTTCGTCGTGTTGATCGTGAACGCACTGGTCGTTGATATATACGGAGTGAACTCCTTGTCAATCAGCTCCCATGTTCCAACGAGGATTGGAGCAGTATTGGTCGATGTGATGCACACTGCTCCGACTGGATAGACATCGTTGGCAGTCACTGCCATCCCCAATTTGCGAACATCGGAGATCGTGAAGTTGTTGTCTGTGTGGACATAGGCAGGATCCGAGACGAAGTCGGAATCGTTCGTCAGTTGCGATGTAGAAGTAGGAATCGAGTTCCTCGCTGTCGTGTCGCAGATGTCATAGGCAGTGCCATCAGGCAGCATGATCTTCGCTAGGTTTGCCATGATGACCTCCTTATCTTGTCACGCTGACATCTGTTGCACTGGTCAGTGCAGTCACCTTGTCATTAGTTCCGACTGTGATTGTCTGTGCTGCAGCTGTTCCAGTGCCGAGTGTCTTGATTGCAGTGACCTTGTCGTTCGTTCCGACTGTGATGGTAGGCTGAGTCACTGTTCCGAGAGACTCGACATAGGTGATTCGGCCAGTCGCACTCGATGTGTTCGCTGTGAGCGTGATCGTCGGTTGAGAAGTGACCTTCACTCCCTTCAGGACAGTCTCGGAAGAAGGACTTCCATCCCATCCAGTCACAGCATTCGCCATTGTGCCACGCTGAATCGATGTGATGACTGGTGCTCCAGTCGCTGTGACATCATCGGTGACCGTTCCAGTCGCCACAGTCTTCGCTGTTCCGAGCGTGACCTTGGATGCTGACAGATTCGTTCCGAGAGTCGGAGCGACACTGTTCGCACCACTGATGATGAGTGTCTCAGCATTGGATCCAGTCCCCATCGTGAACGACCATGTCGAAGCAGATCCTGCATTCGTGACATTCGGAATGCTGACACTTGTGTTGCCAGTGACATTGGGAACAGTTGTCTGCACTAACTTCTGCGAGACCGCAGTGACATCCTGCATGAACTCGTCTGTCGTAAAGGTCGGAATGGAAGAAATGACACTTGCCGTTCCATTCGCTCCGACTGCTGTTCCTGAGGCTGATGCAGAGAGATATTTTGTCGTTTTAGCAACTGCTGTTCCTGAAGCAGTGAATGTCGTTGCCTCGCCAAGAACGACATCGGTCGTGCCTCCTGAGAAACTGACCGAAGACGATGAGTTCGTGAAGGTCGTCGCTTCACCGAGAACAACATCCGTCTGCTTGGATAGAGAAACATCTGTGACATATCCACTCAAGTCAACGTCAGTCGTGCCGATTTTCTCCCATGCAGGAGTCGACCCGACGATGACATACTCATCGAAAGTGTTCTTCGCTGTGGATCCTGAGTGAACAAGATAGAAGGTTCCTGCATCTGCTGAAGATGCTGCCTTCGTTCCAGTGTAGGTCGTGCCATTGTAGGTGACCGTCACTCCTGCAGGAATGTTCGCCACCACTGGTGCTGACGATCCGTCCCAAGCGACCACGAACTTGATGGATGTGATGTTGCCAATCAATCCTTCAAGTCGTGTCACTTCCGATGCGATCGTGCTCCGAGCTGTGGCATCCTTAATGTCATAGGTGTTGTTGCTCGGCAATGTGATTTTACTAATTTCAGGCATTTTCAACTCCTCGTGAAGACTAAAGTCTCGTTTTGTAAATTCCCATTGACGATCTCATACGCATCATCAATGTTGATTTTATTTCCCCAAAAGGTCTTTTCAGCACTTGTCACATGGATGGTGCTGTTGTTGATGTGATTCATCACTCTGTCACGAAGTTCGGCATCAATGAACTGAAGGTCTTGCACATATGCATTGCCAGTTCCAATCTTGATGCCTGCGACTGGATCTCCGTCGATCGTTTGATAATCTGTATATACAATTACTTCTCCCTCGGAGGGAATGTATGCCGAGTATGCCCATTCTGCTGTCGTGCCGTAGCGAATCGAGAAACCTGACGGATCCCAGTGCCTGATCGCTCCGTTCTTATAGCAATAGACTGGATGGTCAAGAAGCATCTCGACGGTCGTGGCATTGTAAGCGATGCCGAAGAAGATATAGATCTTGCCATCGTCGCTCGAAGGAAGTGACTGAACAAATGGTTCGTCTGCATCGATGATCGCTGTGCCATCGGCCTGAGGAGCACACTTGATGTAGATCGGATCCCAAGGAGTCAGTGTCAGTGCTGCTCCTCGTCGGTTAAATGCATATCCCAAGGTTATTGTGTGCTGCTGCCATAGAGAAGCAGGAGAAGGCCTTCCTCCTGCTGAGACCGCTGCAGTCGTGCCATAGTAAAGGATCTGTCCGAATGGATCTATCGGTCGCTGATTGACCGCTCTCAACGATGTCGCATTCGTGCTTGTGGATGTCGTTGAAGGAATGTACAGCGTGTTGTCCTTGTTCGTGAAAAGGACTCTGTACCGCACGAAGTTGTCTGCAGCAGGCAAGGACGAGTAATTGTGCCTGACCATATATGCAAGCGTGTCGGAATTGCTCGCATAATAACCAGTGTAGATATCCCAACAGCCTCCTGCGATTCTGTCCTCGTCATAAACGAAGAGGAATGTCCGTTCTATGTTGAAGGTCGTTGTGATCGCATCCCCTGAGAAAGAGTTGTAGATTGGCTTTGCTCCGAGTCCGTTCACATCAAGAGTCGCTCCTGCTGCCGAAGTGATCCGTCCGTTGTACAGATAGCAGAACACTCCAGTCTTCAGTGCTGTGATGTTCGGCACCGTTGCAGTGTAGGCCGTTGCTGTCGATGTGCTGTCGACTTGAGCATATGGCATCCGAGCATTGATGGTCGTGTCTTCGATTTGGACATTGTCGCCTGCTGTGTAGACTGGTATGCCCAACTGACTGGTCGTCTTGTCTCCGATCAACTCGACTCCGTTGATGCTCGGCTTGTTGGTCAGCAGATTATAGTTGGAAGTTCCTCCACCTCCACCGATGGATGAGACCGAAGTCCCTCCCTGAAGGCTTGCGATTGTGTCTGCGATGGTCGTTTGAATCGTGCCGATCGTGACTTTGTTGTATCGTTCCAATAATACATTGGTCTCAATCTTGACGATCTTCGCAGACGATTCGATGCCATACATTGGGAAAACCACTGTGACAGTGTCACATAGGTCAACAGCCTCTAGTTCAGCAAAGGCCTCATATTCTGTTGTTGAAGCAAGGTCGATGAAACTCACATCGAACGACACCTTTGGAACTCCGAAGTCATGCGAGGAGATGTAGTCTTCTGCGACGGACTGAAGCTGTGCAGGAGTTGGTGTCTCCTCGAACTTATCCGAGAAGTCAATCGGTGCTATATTTTCGTAATCAGCGACCAAAACAGTGATGACCTTGCCACTCACTTCTACTACGGTTTCACCATCCGTCCAGTAAGGATAGATCCCAGTGAACATCGTCTCCATGTTGCGTGTCATGTTAAAGCCAGTCAGGTTCCTTGCATATGCGATCCTGAGCGACCTCTCCTGCCCTCGTGTCTCCCACAGATGGACATCAAATCGATTGAACTCCCACTCTCCACCGAAGACATCCAAGATGGATCCTTCTTGGCCTCCCATCACTTGCCTAACAGAAGATGGCACCTCAACAGTGAAGGTGCCATTCGTGCTCTTGTCGGTATAAAAGGTGAAGGGATTGGCTGACAGAGAGTGAGAAGCGAATCCATCCAGTGCAGATGAGACATCCGATGCTGTGTAAGGCTCCAAGGCCACACCGCTCAGGTCATAGGAGACATGCCTCGCATGAATGGTCACGATGCCATTCAATGGCGATTCGATCTCATAGATCCGAAAAGGCTCAGCCTGACGATATGGTGAAGGGATCGCCACGATGATCGAACGGTCACTAATGTAGTCGAAGTTAACTCCAGTCACTGGATAGGTCATGACAAGCTCGAACTGTCCGTTCCGTTCCTCTGTGACCACACACGAGATCGCATCGGAGAGTGCTCCGAGTCCTCGACTCGTGAAGTTCTGTTCACTTGGTGAGTAAAGAATTGGTATCATCGCATCACCTCACAGTGTCCACCATCTCGGAATGACCTTCAGGTCGTCAACATCAGTCGTGACCTCAATCCCACCAGTCGGAATGGTTGGGAATCCACCAGTCACATAGATGTTATTGTTTCTGTTCTGCATTACTCTCAGGACAAGGTTGCTGATGTCGACTGCATTATTGAAGAAAGAACTGCCAGTCGTGAAGGTGATCTTGTTGTCGTTCGCCAACTTGGAGACTGTGATTTGATCGGCACTAGTTCCAAGACGGTCGACATATGTGAAATCCTCTTCTGTTGGAATCTCGAGATCCCAATGGACTTGACTCCCACCGAATCGACACCTAGCATCAGCTGAGAGATATAAAGTTGGAAAACCACTTGCATCGAAGCTGATAGGCAGAGTGTATGTGCTGTTTCTTCGGATGTTGATTTTCTGCATCTTCTGCACTTCATCCCCCACGATCCCTGAGTAGGCATTCTCCGTCTCACAGTCGATATACATCACTCTGCCTGCATTTCCCCACACATTGATGTTGGAGTTGCCGATCGTGATGTCGCCCACTCCTTCAACGATGAGAATCGGCTTGCAAGGCATCCAGTCGTTCGGAATGAATCCATCAGGAGTAAACTCACTATCACCATTCTTGAAGAATCTTTGTGGTTTGCAGGAAAAAGTAACATCTGCCCTGCCGAAGGTGTTCTGCCAGTTCCTATATTCGGTATAAGATGACATCGTCGCCCATCGATAGACATCAGGATCATAAGAGTCTTCCAATCGATTGTAGCCAGTGCTGCCATTCAGCCAAAATGCCACCTGACGAGCAACTTCTTGGAAGGAAGACGACTTGCCGTTGAAATATATCGAGTACTTCATGTCAACATTCTTGTAGGCTCCAGTGTCCCTGATCAGGTCACCATTCCGACCGTCAACATGGATCTGCTCGACCACTCTCTGTGCTACTGGATAGTCAGGACTCTTCTCGATTCGGATATCATAAGAGTCCGAAGATGTCGAGTTGAAAGTGAAGAAGTTTATGCCCATACCGCACTCCTCCTATTAGTCGCCTGCTGAATCTTCAACATGACCACATCAGCGATCTCCTGAGCTGATTGCCCTTGTGCTCCGTTGACTGTCATGCTGATGTTATTTGTCACTGTGTTGTTCGTTATGGTCTGTGCAAGATCCTGAGATGCATCTGCAAGCATCCATTCGCTCTCTCGCATTGTCTTGGCTAATCCACCAACGAAGTCAGGCATCCATGTCTCATAATCACGAAGAGGCCCTTCGTCAGGCTTCGAGAAGTGCAAAAGCCTTGTGATGGTGTTGGCAATACCAGCTGCAGCATTAGCGATCAGACCATTATTGTCGTGCATTCCTGAAGCGAAACCACTCACGAAGTCAGCACCCGATTCATACATAGTCTTCTTATTCCCATCGAGATTCCGTTGTATTTCATCTATGATTGCCTGAGTCTCGGTCTTCGGCTTGATCGCTCCGGATGCGATTCCTTCGCCCAACTTGTAGGCATCAGTCTCACCCTGAGTCATCATCTCCCATCCCATATCGATGAGCATGTTCTTCACTTCTCCGGCTGTCTGTTGGACGGATGTGTCGATGGTCTGTGACATCCCATCGAATTCCATGGCCATGTGATTTCCGTGGCCTTTTACTGCTTCGACAGCTCCGGCCATTTCGGAGTCGAAGATCTGGACATTGCCACCGGTGCGTATGAATGCCTCGTTCAGGTCTTCCTGACTTGCAGTGAATGCATTAATCGTCTCCTGAGGTTTGGGCCCATAGACTTCGTTGTACCAGTTTCTAAACTCATCGACAGCATTCACGAAGTCAGTCACACAACTGACTGCCCATGCGATGGCATCGCCGACAGCATTCCAATCGATATCTTCTATCAACTGAGTGGCTGCAGGAATCAACTGCTCTCTCAGAGCCGTGTTGACCGGTTCAAAAGCTGTTCCAAGACCTTCATCAATAGAAGACTTCAGAAGGTTCATCTGTCCTTGGAGTGTAGATGCTCCGACCTGAGAAGCTTCGAAGAATTTGCCACCTTCCTGAGTCGCAAGGTCAAGGGCCTCAACGATCATGTCGAAGGTTATATCCATGTCATGGAGTTGTTCAACTGTCTTCCCGGTCGAGTCGGCCATGAGGCCGTAGACATCCACTCCGGCTGCGCTGAACTGCTTCAAGTCCTGAGCTGATGCCTTTCCGGTGTTGGCGATCTGCTGAAGGTTTTGAGCCATTCTGCTCAGTTCTTCATTTCCCCCACCAGTCGCAACGATTGCCTTGGACAGTGCAGAGATTGCCTTCTGTGAAGTGTCTCCACTCATTCCGGCAGCGATCAGCATCTTGTTGGCATCGATTAGCTTATCTGTGCCGATGCCGGTCTGTGTAGCGAGTTCTTTCTGCGCCTGGATCAGCTCTTCGGTGTTCTTGGTCGCCTCTTCCGAAGACTGCCCTGAAGTCTTGAAAAAGGCCTCTATCGTCTTGGAATAGGACTCCATCTGTGAGTTGTACTCTACAGCACCCTTGCCCACAGACCATATCTTTTTACCTACTGCGATGACAACATCCTTCATGGCCGACATGATGATCTGAGCCTTTGCCACATCGTTCGCAAAGTCCGTGAAGTCATTGCCGGACTCATCCAATGAGTCACCGAGTTCGCTCTGTGCCTTTTTATGTTTATTCAGCTCGGCCGTCAATTCGTTCATCGCTTGGGATGTATCGACTCCGGTGAGCTGATTAAGTTCTTCCATTCTTGATGTCAGAAGGTCTATCTGATTCTGTTCCGCATCAAAGGCCTTGCTGACCGCATCTGCTCTCTTTGCGAGGAGCTGACTCGAAGCTCCGTTCTTCTTAACTTCGGAATCAAGAAGAGCCAGCTCCGAGTTCGCAGCCTTCACCGCAGATGCTGCATTCTTGAATTCGTTGGCGAACGACCTGCCACCTTCAAGTTTAATTTGTGCGCTTATTGCGTTTGCCATCAGTTCATCTCCATAAGTTCGTCAAAAGAGATCGCATTCTTCTCTTTTGCTCCGTTTGCGATCGCATAGCATGAGACAAGGTCAACGATCTCGCCAGGATCCGAGACCAGTGTCCGGTCAAGACCCAGTCCCAATTTAAGGCCCCACCCAAGAAGCCACGAAGTAGTGATCTTTACTCCGTGGCTTCGAGTTTTTTTTCGGGCTTCACCTCGACCGAAGTCTTGTTTGCATCGGTCACCGTGGTCGAGATGGCCTTCACCAGCTCAACAGTCAGGTCTTTATCGAGCAATCCGAAGAGAACATCTTCCTCGACCGGACAAGAGTCATCCTCTGCTCCGGTCAGGATTGCCAACGATTTCGCCTTCATCGAGTAAGCCTTCGACATAATGGATCCGATCTTCGCCATGTTCTGTGCAAGGTCGATGTCGTTGTCCACCTGAAAAGCCATGCTGATGCCGTTCGCATCGTTGAATTCTCTCATCAGTTCTCTTTTGGCCCATATGGTATAGGCCAATGGGATCCTTTTTCCGTTGATCGTGAAGTCCATCTTTTCCCCCTTAAAAATCGGTTAGGTTTAGGATTTTGTATCTAAGTGTCCCTTTTGTCCCCAACTGTCCCTGTTAAGGTGTTACATTCAGGAACGACTTAAGTGCTGCCTCTGCGAGAGCCTCAGTCGTGAAAGGTGTCTCGTTGACATACTTCCAGTTATGATTGGCTGTATCATCACGCATGAAGGTCGCTTCGAGCTCTTTGGTCTGCCAAGAGATCTGATCCTCAGCAGTTTCTGCATCTTCGCCATCGAAAGCGAATCTGCACTTGGGAAACACAACTGCCCAGTAGTTAGTGACCCCATTGTTCATCGTTCTGCGGATGAATCCAACTCCACAGTAAGGAATGGCTGCCTCGTCTCCGAAGGCCACCCATCCATCGGCTGCAGTCGGAAGTCCGTAGATAAGTCTACGAGCCTCAGGAGACAGACCATCGACTGTGAGAGTCAATGTTCCACCTGAGACAGCTCCGTTCTCTGTCTCGGCAACGATGTTGTCAGCATAGAAGTTGTTGTCATCAACAACATCGGCATCAACTGCGACGGATACACCTCTCGCAAGTTTGATACCATCGGCATAGACATTCGTGCCGGAAGGATTGGAGTACTTTGCGACATAAGGAAGGCTGAAGCCAGTTGTCACATATGCCATTTATTTATCTCCTTCGTTTTCCATGAATTTATCAACTAGTTTTTGCATCGCACCTAGAGCTTTCGGTTTTCCACTCCTCACGGCCTTGGAGAAGAAATGAGTTGCTTGTTGGGAGTTGGTCGAGTTGCCTGATTCAAGAACAGCAGCAATCAGAGGAACAGGAACACCTCTCGAATCATATCCGGAGAATCCTATGGAAGTCTGTGCGAAATTAGGCCCCCCTTGGATGCCACCAACACCGAAGTGTTCGAGCATCTCTCCGGTCTGTCTCGCAGTGTGCTCTCTGTCCTTCTTGATCGCATTCTCGGCAGACTGCCTCACTTCGTCAGCGATGGCATACGCTCCGGTATAAACGCATCTCTTTGCCAGTGAGACAGACTTCTTGTCGTGATAGTCGAGATATTTTTCTATCTCGTCCATCCCTTTGAACTTGATCTTTGCCATTAAGCGAACTCCACTTCCCACTCTATGTGGATGAATTTGGTTGCGTTTTCGAATTGGATCGTGTTGACCGACCATGCGAAAACTTCTTCGTCTTGAAGCTGATCGAAGAGATTCTCGATCAGCTCCTGAGTCTGTCCGGAATCGTCTCTCGTGAAGAGGCTGACATATGCATGAACGAGATGCTCGACTCTCCGGTTGTTCGCCTCGAACTGAGGCATCCCGTCCTCTGCATAGATCCCATAATCTCCGGCCGGAGCTGAAGACCAAGCGAAGTGAGCGAACTCAAGGCCGTCTTTGGCTTGGTTCAGTCTGCTTCCCAATTCCTGGATCGTCATTGGTTCTTCTCCCTTCTCTTGCATGTGAGATCTATATGCATATCGTCCGAAGTGTAGGTTCTGATGATGTCGTAAACTACCCCATCATGTTCCAGGATCTTCTGTCCGGCATAATCTGCATAGTCAGTGAGCCGGAAGACAACTTCCGGCTCGATTCCGTCATTTGCTGCAAGGTAAAACTCTTTCATCGACACTGATCGGATCTCAGCGAAGACATCAGTCCTCGATGGTGAATGGGATTCAAAAACACCATGAGGAACTTCTGTCAGCAAAGTCACGACTGTAGCTCTAACCATTGACATACTCCTTCAAACCATAGTTACGGTTCGAGATCAGCTGAGCCTTCTGTTCGTCATAAGACCTCTTCAGGTATTCGACATCAGAAGGTGAGCCAAAGTGAAGCCTTGTGAATGTGATGAGAGCCTGAGCGATCAGCGGATCCGTTGTGTCATTGGCATCTACATCAACGATGCCGAGATCGGCTGCTCCGGCTGTTAATAACCGGGAGATCTCATCGTCATATGCTGTCGTTGTGATTCTCATTGCCAACTTGGCATCGTTAAGTATTGCCATCTTTCACCTCTTATTTACGCAGAAACTTTTGCGAAGTATTTCTCACCGACAACTGCGATTGCAGCATACTGTCTGCCAAGGATGCGGACGAGGTCTTTGGTCATTAAGGTCTTATCATCGATCTTGGTCTGAATGTCAGACACACGATTAAACATGATGCCGTTCAGGTCGCCAACGATCGGGGCAGTGACTGTGTCGTTGAAGAGAACCGGCAGGCCGTCAAAGGGATCTACACCATAACTGGCATTCAACTGAAGTGCTCTATAAGTTGCATACTGAGCAGGAGTGCAGAGGATAACGAGATCACGAGCAGCAGAGCTCAGGAGAGCACGAGCCTGGATGATGTCATCAAGAGCACCAGCTGCTGTGCCGGTCTTTGCGACGGAAGGCTGAGAAGAAGTTGCTGTCTGCGGAGCAGCCAGGATCTTTGCGACGACTTCGTCTTCTTCTGCCTTAACGATTCCACGAGCGACTTCCTGATAGATGTAGGACAGATAAGCCTCTCCATTCTCAAGGTCAAGAGCTTCATCAGAGATGGACAGCCATTTCTTGAAGGTAGTCGGAACCATCTCGACAACACCAAGAACGAGGTTCTCTTCATCGATATCCTCTGTGCCTTCGGTGTGCTTTCCGGCTGCCGGAGCAGAGATCTCGAATCCGACCTTCAGGTTGCCCTTAGCGTTCATGTGACGGACTCTGCGAAGGATCTCACTCTCTTCGAACTCTTTTGCTACGATGCCATATACAAACTCAGGCACCGGAAGAGTTCCGGAAACATTCTCGGTCAGGAGTGCACGGCACTCTCTGTCGTCTTCTGTGCGTACATACTTAGCGAATGCGTTGATGTACTCTTTGCTGTTGCGTACTTCCATTGTGGAATTTTCCTTTCTTTCTTCAAAATCGATTGTTTCTTTTTCCTCACCAAGACCTTCAGCGACCGCAGTGCGGATCTCTTCCTTCTTGGCTTCGGCATTCTTCCGAGCTTCAAGCTCTTCATTGATTGCACGGACTTCTTCGGTCAGTGCATCAAGGTCGGCATCCTCTGCATCCACTAAGGTTGCGATCTCTGCCTTCCTTGCTTCGAGTTCTTCACTCATTTTGTTTTTGAGTTCCATTTCAGTTCTCCTTATTTGCTGAGCTCAAGCAACAGCCTGAGCTTCGCCTTCTTGGCTTCTCGAATCTCAAACTCCTTGAGTTCCTTTTTGATCTCTCCGTCTATAAAGGAACGAGCAGCCATGATTTCAGTGTTAGGATTGGCCGGGATACTAACAGCAGAAACATCATAGATTTTCTTGATGTGCGTGATCCTGCGTGTGTGACTCTTCTTGTCATACTCCTGACCATCTACTACAAATGCCCAAGACATCTCCTTCACCATGCCGGAAGTGATGTTCTCGAACATATTTCTCGCATCGGCCGTCTTTGATAAGTCCACATCGACCTTCAGGCCGTGGTCATCCTGAGACAGCTCCAGTGTGTTGTTAGACATACGAGCGAAGACCATTCCCTGATGGTCAAACTGGAAGATGACATCGGACATGTCTGTCTTCTCATCTATGGCATTGGGAGCGACCTCTTCAAAGTAGTCCACATCATCCATCCTCAGAAGGAGATAAGGATCATTGAAGGTCGTTGCATAGCCTTGAGCTCTGAATTCATTGGTCGGTGCCATCAAAGGCATCGAACGATATTCTCTTTCTTCAATTTTCTTCGGCATTGTTATTTACCTCAGCATTCTCTAAATAGTGATATTCACCACGGATCGGAGTCACATTGCCCTTCTGATCAGGCAGAGGCTCGAATCCGAACATGTCTCTGACTTCGTCAACTGTGAGCATTCCACGGTCTACCATCGAGGTCACGAAGGATATCTTGTTAGCGATGCTCATGTTGCTCAATCTATTGGACGAAACTTCGATGAAGTTTCCGTTGCTTCTCTCTCTCAGGGAGAAGAGCATCTTCGTCAACACTTCGCTCATCTGCACAGCAAGAGGTTCAATGCATCCGGCATGGAAGGCATCTATCTCATCTTGAGTAGCAGAGTTTTGAATGATTCTCTCATTCACTCCGAAATAGTCAAAAACATTGGTCTGAATCAGTTTCTGCTGTTCGGAATCAATCACAAACGGCTTCGATTCAATCTGCTTTATGTCTTTATAGGTCGATGGGAAGAGCAGAAATCCACCGTTTCCTTCACTGCCTTTCAGGTTGTAGTCAACGAACCTTCTTTGTTCTTCGGCCAGATCGGCTGCGTTGGTGAAGTTTCCAAGCGTCGCCATGAATCGGAAGGTCGCAGAGTTCTTCACTCCTTCTTTGATTGCCTCGTTCTGTAAATGCATCAAGTCGAGAGTCGGGCCCAATGCTTTCGAGGAGTCACCGAAGAAATCGGATTTGTATTGATGACGGTTCAGGATCCCACACTTCGACAGCTCTATAGCTGCGAACTCACCATGATTGAATTCGAACCGGAGATATGGAACTCCGTCCCATTCCTTCACATTGCATCTGTTCGGGACGATCGGATAGATGCCAGTCGTTTCTCCATATATGTTGATAACCGGAACGATGACACAATTGTCCTGAACATTGAGGATGGTCGCACAGCGATATAAAAACTGTGACCATGTGCTCCAGTCGTTCGGCTGATGCTTCAGTCTGTTCGACAGCATCGGTTGTGCGGATCCGTGGATCTCGACCACCAACTTAGAGAAATGTCGAGCGATCGCATCAATTGAGCTCCTCACAAGCTCGTTCTCGTAGATGCTCCCACCCCATGTCGTGAAGTGAGGAGTGTAGGCTGTGAGAGTTCTGAACTCTGTCTCTGCTCTCACGCTCTGCTCCTTTTTGTTAAATAAAAAGTCGAAAAGGCCCATGTTTTACCTCTCGTTTGTTAATCTCCGGCCGTCTTCGGCCCAATATTTTTGTCGGCCGATCATGGCATCGATGATCGCAGCCACACCATCGATGTGGTCGTTCTGTGCCATTTTGATCAGCTTCACTCTTTCGCTTTGATTCTCCATCTTCAGCGCAGCATTAAGCAGATGCACCTTCAGGAGATCGTTGTCTCCAATGTTTATCCGTCCGGACTTCAAGAGGCCTTCAAATTCCATGATTCCGGGAGTCATGTTGAATCCCTGATGACAGTCATCGGTTAAGCATCCGAAGGCTTCAAGGTCTTTAATCAGGTACTGCGCCGAGTATCGGTCATACATCACTCGAAGAGGATACAGATGGCATCCGTTGATGATGTTCGTGATGTAGTTGTAGCAATCACGATAATCTATGACATTGTCTCCGGAAGGAATTAAAAATCCCTTTTGAATGTAGATGTCATAAGGCAGACCATCTCGTTCTGTGGCTTCCTGAATCTTCTCCGAAGGAAGGAAGAACTTCCCGAAGATATTGATGACATCGTTCTTCTGCACTAACCACATGACCGCAGTCAGGTCTGTTGTGCGTGATAAGTCGATGCCAAGCATCGCATAGTGTTCACGATACATCTCCGGCACGATCTGGACTCCGGTGAATGCTTTCTCTACATCCACAGAATTCAGCCAAGCCTGACTGGAAGACATCTTCACATTGCAGTATTTCGTGATGAATTCGCTCTTCTTAGACAAGGATCCTTCAGCGACGGCCAGCTCTTCCAGTAAGTAGTCCAATGTGACGGAGACTCCGAGATTCGGATTGCTCTTCTGCCACTCATTGGCATCATTCCACAGCCTGATGTCATCAATTGCATAGATGAACGGAAGGAATCTCTTCTCTCTTGAGTCGCCTTTTAGAAGCCTTGTGGCTCTCTTAAAAAGCTCGTCATATGCTCCTTCATTCTCGAATCCGGCTGAAGAAATCGAGATAAGAAGAGGCTGTTTTCGGGCCCCTTGTGAACTCTTCAAAACTTCATAGAATCGCAGTCCTGCTTGTCCCGGCCATGATGCCACCTCATCGGCCACAGCCAGTGAGATGTTCAGGCCATCGGATTTCTTTGCGCTGAACGCTAACGGTTTGATGGTCGTGTTGATGCTCTCAAGATAGACATCCGTTCTGCGTTTCTTCGAGCGTTTCCAAAGGACCGGTTCTTTCTTGACGGTCTCAACGAATGCATCGAAGCATTGAGAAGCTTGTTCCATCTTCGGTGCAGTGAAGTAGATCCTTCCACCATATTCGCCATCTGCAAAAGCGCAATATTGAGCAATGGCAGACAGAAGCAATGTCTTTCCGTTTTTCCTTCCTACGACAAGGAAGACCTCACGGAACTGACGAAGGCCGTCTTCATCCATGATTCCGAAGAGGCAGGAAACGAAGGCCTTCTGCCACAGTTCCAATGTGATATGTTGCGGAGCAAGCGCACCTTCAGCGTGTCGGCAGAATTTTTCGATAAAGTCGATAGCATGGTTCGCCTTCTTGCCGTCAAAATAGAAGGCCTTGTTTTCCAAACCATGGACGATGTACTCATAGACTAACTTTATCCATTCGCCCACCACGATAGATCCGTCCTGGATCTTCTGATAATACTGATAGATGTAGTTCATCCGGCTAAAAAGGCATCCAGCTCATCGGAGTCTTCTTTGACCTTTACCGATGCCAGGATCTTCAGGAGAGTCGAGACTGAATTGTTCGCAGCGTTCGAAGTGTTGTTCAGTTCTTTGATTGCCGGATGGATGTAGACATTCTCTCTGCCTTTGACGTACTCTTTGGTGACCAGTTCGCCATCCTTTTCGATGACTTCCGACAGCTTGTTGATCAGATCGACCTGTTTGCAATAACGATCGAATGTCGTCATGAAGTTGTAGTTGTCGGCAAGGCCCTTCTTCGCTGCTTCGGCCATCAACTGATCCCGAAGTTTGGCGAAGTCCACTTTGTTCTTCGTTTGTTTCGCCATTTCGTTGTTCCTTCCACAAAAGTTTTTTAACTCATTCCTAGTCAGAGAAAAC